TTGCTGCTTGATCTGCCGCTGTATCAAATGTATCAAACTTTTGTGCCACCGATATTAAGCTCTGCATTTCAATACCGGATGCCTTTGAGGCTGCGGCGAGTTCCTTGAAGACTTGAATGTTTTGTTTCCCAAAGATAGCCAAGCGAGCAGACGCAGAATTAAAGTCTTCAATCATTTTTGTTCCACTAATCCCGATCTCTCTACCCAATCTGGCAATTTGAGCGGTTGTATCTGCTGCTTGTTTTCCGTTCAAACCCATTGCTCTTTGCATGTGCTCAATCGATTTAACTGACGATGCGGTTGAAACTCCAAGTTTTTCAAGCCTCGCAACTGTGAGTGCCATATATTCATTCATGAGCTCTGATTCAGGATTGAAGGATGACAAGCCATCAGTCAAGGCCTTCAATGCATTCGCAGACTCTCTTAATCCAATGGCAGCCATGTTACCGGATACGGCTATTTGTATCAATTCTTCATTAAACTTGTCACCAAATCCAGTTGCACGACCAAGCTCTTTAGATAGCTCGTTGACTTCCATCGCCAAATTTATAATCGTGGCACCTAGGAGACCCACTGTCACAGTGGCAACACCAGCAGCACTGGCCATAAAACCTATTCCATTTGCAACAATGCGACCTGATTTAGCTAAAGCCGTACCAAGCACGGGTATATCTCCAAGAGCAGCCCCCATTCTACCTAAAAAACTGGCAAATTTTTTCATATTTTCTTCAACTGCGAAAACTTTTGATAATGCATTACCGATTACAGGGATTTCTTTAGCAAACTCCGACATGACATCGAAGGCACTTTCTTGTTCTTCCGCTGTTTTCTTTGCTTCCTTGGTGTATTTCTTTTGATTTTCAAGGAGCTCTTTAGTTTTTTTATTGATATTGTCTACCGACTTTTCTAATGCAATACTGTTTTTAAGCGACTCTTGCTCTAAGGCGTTTTGTTTTTGAGAATTGTCTGCAATTTCTTGTCTTTTTGCCGCTATTTTACTCAGCATCTCAGCATTTTTTTCAACATCCAAAGTTAATTCAAGAGAGTCTTTCCTTTGTTGCTCTACTAAGGAAGCTAGTTCTGCCTCTAGAGTCAACTCGCGACTTTTTAATCTCAAAGAATCATTGTTTAATTGATTTTGCGTCAGTAACGCTAATCTTTTTTGATTTTCTAGATCTGCGATTTCTTTTTCAAGCTCTTTTCTTTTTTCCAAACCCTCATTAATCTCAGAAATCGTCATGTTTGTTTGTTCAACAATTTTTTTAATCTCTTCGTTGATCTTAGCAGCTTCGGTCAAGTTGTTATTGTTTGGATCAGCCATTCTTTTGGTCCCCTCGTCTCAAATAAATAGTTTAATAAAGAAAATGCTCGGACAAAGCCGAGCATGGTTTATTTAGAAGACTTTTTCATTTCTTCTGCTTCTTTTTTATATTCTTTGATTGTTCTCTCGAGCCACCAAGTTCTCAAACCAATTGGAAGATTGTATAGTTCAAATAAAGACCAGCCTCCATAATGTTTCAATGTAAAGAAACATTCATAGACTTGTTCCATATACTCATCGGTCAGGCCAAAAAAAGTCGGTTCCAAAAGGAACCACCATAGCCTCCTCATGTTCGCAGTTTTTACAAACAAATGTTTGCTCCATCTTGATGTCTGGTGAGATCAATTTAAAAGAGTCTCTAATATATCTTGCATCTCCAGCAACCATGTTGTTTGCAACATAATTGATCGTGGTTTTATCAGAGTAGCCATTGAAGTCCACTACAAAACGCTTCATTTGCTTTGTAATCAAGTTTGTGGTTGCATCCTTGGCTTTACCCTCGGAAAGCATCTCGACCTCATCTTGGCCTGTTAGCGGTCGAATACGAGCGATAATACCAGAAGCCGGCAAAGTCAATGTAAACGTTCCATCATTATTATCTTGAATTGCTTGCGGATAATTATCTCCATTGTATTCTTCGTGATCTGCAAGGTCAAATTGAAACTTAGAAGTTTCGCCGCATGCAGGGCATTGAACCGATGTTTTATAGTCAGCTCCGTAAGCAGATGCTCTAGCATTAATGATGATAGCATTTCTATCGCCAATATAAAGAGAGCGAGCATTGATGGTTTTGTCTTTGATGACGTTTTGAATCAACCTATCGATTGCCAACCCTTTCTTTAACAAAGAACGATTTGTCAAGATGTCTTCGTCTTTTGCTGTCATGTATTTAATTTCAATCGAGTCTCGACCATGAAGAGGGTGTCCCTCTGGGTATCGACCTTTTGATGGAAGTTGAATAATTTGGGTTGGAGTTACAAAATCCATTGGATTAGCCATCTGTGGCGCTTCCTCTGATGGAGTTGGTTTATGACCGCCCATCAATCGGTCTTCGTTGCTTCTTCGCATTTACACCTCTAGTTTATATCTGGACCGACGGTAGGGCTTCTGCTTTCTTCGTCAATCTTATTTTCTGTGTAGAAATCAGCCCAATCGTATGAAACCTCTAAGGTATATTCAACCAAGCCGTCATCACCATAATCAAGATCTCCCCAAGAGATACTTTTGATGATTGGATTATTTAGGACCCATGTTTCTTGTGACGCTATAGGGCCACCATTTATAGAGTTCAATGTTCCCTCTGGTTTTAACTGATGGATTCTTATCGATGATCCAAATGCCAAATCCATCGTGGCTGCCTTCTCTGGGCTTGAAATAGACTTGTCTCTATTAGACCTTCCGGTATCTCCATCTGGGGTGGTGTAGCCCGAGGCAACAAGCATTTCCCACAAAGTTTCTGCCGTTCCTCTGTTTTGTGGTGTTGGGACTGTACCATAGTCTACATCGGGATTGCTAATAGCAGTACCCCAAAATCCAGCGTCTACAAATTTAATTGTAATAGGATTCCACCTCACCAATCCCGGATAGTTATAATAATGATTAATCATTCTATATTCTCTTGTGTCTACCGTTGCTGACGGTTTGACAACAGAAGAAACCGACAGAAGTCTTCCGCCGTTATCCATCTCAATAATGAAGCGGTTTTTTCTTGTCGGCTCTCTTGAATTTTTATCTAATGGATCTCCCCACCACGCCATTTAAGACTCCTTAGGTTTCGAAGAATTGAGATTGAGTCGAAGGACCTTTTGAGAATTCAGCCCAATCGAAACTTACACCAACAGTAACTTCTGACAAGCCATCGTCTTCATAGCTAAGATCTCCAAAAGAAACCTTGTTAATGAATGGATTGTGAAGTTCCCAACGTTCAACAGTGGTAGTTCCTGAAGCATCTAGTTGATGAATTACAACTTTTTCTAAAGACTCAGTAGCTTTACCTTTAGAGATTGTTTCCAACACACCCGTGTCTTTAGGGAATCTGTAACCTGCACCTTCGATGATAGAAAGGAGTTTGGCAGCAGCGTCTTCTCCACCTTCACCATCTTCAGCAGGGTCAACCAAAGTCAACTCGATATCATCCCAACTCACACTACCCGGAAATTTAAAGGTATGACCTAAAAATTTGTGAGCGGTATCAGCGTTAATATTCATAGTTGGTTTAGCGATAGTTTTAGCGTACCAAAGAACGTTACCACCACCAAGCTGTTGAAACTCAACTTTAAATCTAAATTTTCTCTTAGGGTCTCTTACACCAGAGTCTAAATTTTGTCCCCAAAATGCCATATCTCTTATCTCCTATTTATCAGTAATTAGTGGCTTATACGAAATCCGCGCCGGTCTTCGTAATTACAAAGTCAACAACAATGTACTCGATAGCACGAGCAGGCTTGATGTAGATTTTTGCGTATAGAATATTTCTATCAACCAAGTCAGCTGTGGTTGTAGTCGCATCCAAAATTAATTTGTAGTCAGACAAACCAAAGCGAGCACGAGCATCAGACAAGATTGGCTTAACTTGAGACTTGAAGCGATTCCAAGTTGATTCAACATTTTGATCAAACAACAAGGTGCGAGCAACTTTAGAAACTTGAGCTTTCAAGTGAAGAACCAAGCGACGAACATTAATACGATCCAAAGCTGATTGGTCTGCTTGAAGAGTCTTTTGTCCAAAGATTACAACACCTTCCGCTGGGAATGTTGCAATTGGGTTGATACCAACTTCATACAAAGAATCTCTTTCAGCTGAATCTAAACGTTGACGAGCTTGTGTTACACGAGGTCCACGAGAACCACCCAAATTGCCTAATCCGCCGCGATTAAACCCAGCAGGGGCAAACCATACGTCTGACTGAGCTTGAGAGCGTCCAAAGGCACCTAGGGCCGCTACTGAAGGCGGAATCCATACAAGCTGACTGTTGTTCAAGTTGTCAGAGATTTGAACCCATGGATAGAATGCGCAAGCATATGAAGAGTTTAAGTTTCTATTTCTGAGATTTGAAACTGCATCAGTTACACTTCCTAAAGAAGCTAGTTCTGTTGTGTCGTCAAGTCTTTCTGCTGATGGAGTGTAATCTCCCTCTAGATCGATGATTGCAAGAACATCTTTTCTGCTCTCAGCAACGTCAATAACTCTATTGGTAATGACTGGTTTACGTACACCCGGCATCAATAGCAAGTTAGCAGGGACAACTTCAGGATCTACGACTGCATCCAAAGCCTTGTTTAGCGTGTAGTGTACATAGCTGGTTTTATCGTTTCTTGTATCTGGGATGACTCGGAACGGTTCTTTCTCGGTAATATCAAATCCATCAAATCCGCCGTGAAGAGGAAGTAAGAATTGTCGAACACCTAGGTCCAATAATTCTCCAAAGGTACCTTTGTTGGCACCGCTACCATCTGTAAAAGCAGTACCGGTCCCATCGCCATTGTTAGATCCAGATGTATAAGTAACATCATTAGAACCAGTTACAATAACTAAATCATCAAGAGTAAATACAAATGAGTTTTCAAAATCTCCAGAAGCAGCGTCGCGAATGGTGCCAACACCAGAAGAAAGAACTCTCAAATAATCAACATAGTCAGGATCATTTTGATTTGAAGTTGTGGAAAGTTTTGGTCTGATTCCGTAGTAAGCACGATAAGGATTCGGTGCTCCACCTTCAACACCATTTTGTCTCAAAGGAATTGAAGGGAAATTAACAGAAGCAGTGAAGTCTGTTGGTCCAAAAACAAAGTGGCTTGAGTTTGCCATTGAAGGAACAGAACCAGATCCTTGAACAAATGCTCCAGCAAAGGCAGCTGAGGTGCTTCCAAATGCTTTGGCGGTTGTACTACCAGAAAGAAGATTAAATCCTTTTGGACGAACTGGTCCGATGAACCCTGCTGGTAAATGACCTTGTGCTCCGCCATCTTTTACAAATTGCTTAACTTCAATATAAATCAAATCAGATTGATTTGGAAAATCACCGTAAGTTCTGTATCTACGGTCAGTGTCAGACCACTCAAGGAATTGATCTCCAATTCTTCTTGCAACGTAATCAGGAGAAGAAGGGTTCAAGTTACATCCAGTATATCGTTCAACGGTCTCACCAGACAAAGTCTTAACGCAAACTGTAAATGTTCCATAAGGGTTCACGGTTGGATTAGCTGGCTCAGCAATTTGTTCAATTGCAATTACATAGTTCT